ATGAAATGACCCCGACTTATCCGACATTAAAATCATCTTATATAGATGGTGTACACGTAACTAAAATGAAGATCTTCAATAGAAGGGAAGGGGTAGAGTACTATTCTATACAGGTATATACACAGGATTGGGAACCTCTACCTTTTGCTTCTACTTCAAAAGTAATAAATGTAAAGTATAATAAAAGAAAACTATTTGATGTATACATAAGATCTAACGACTTAGATAAAGCTGTTTACATATGTACTGAGTCAAAGATATTTAAGAGTAATAAACAAGCTACTTTAGTGTCTTCTAGGATATGTAGTAAGATAAAGAAAACACAATGAGAGTTCTTCTTATTATAATTCTTTGTTGTTGCTATAACTTTAGTTTAGCAGACTCAACGTCTAACTCATTAAGTTTATCTCTTCCTAATTCTAGTATGAGTTATCAAGCTGATAAGTTTAGGGCAGGAGAACTAGATTGTAGTAACGCAATAGGATCAGCTACTCAATGGGAGTTTGGTGTTACAGGTATAATACAGGGTGGTACTATATCTACAAACAACACTAAGACAGGTGACATAGGTGTATACAGTAGGATTATAATACCTTTAGGTAAGACAGCTAAGTCAAGGATAGATTGTAACAGATTGTATGAGTTAGAGTTACAGAAAAAAGAGCTAGAAGTAATGAAGCTACAACAAGAGATTAATCAGTTAAGAAATCTTTCATTTGAGAATTAAGGTTTAGTATGGCAGAAGTAGAGATAGCAGGAGCAAAAATAAAAGGTGGCAGACTCATGCTACTTGTACCAATCGTTTCGGCACTTGGTGGTGGATTATGGGGTGGCTTTGAGTTTTACAAGGACTACATGGACATGAAAGAGATTATCCAAGAGATAGATGTAGACACAATAACAGCTCAGAATACTTTAACACAGACTAAACTAGATGAAGCTATAGACTATACTCGTGATATTAAAAATAACTTACGTGAAGATATAATGTCTGTAGAAGGTCATGTAGATAAGATACGTAACGAAGTACAGAATGCTATTGATGAAATGAACCAGTTACAGAAAGATACACTTGCATCTATGCGTGAAGTAGAAGCATTAAACCGTGAGACAGAAAAAGATGTACGAGATACTATGCGAGAAACAGAAAGTCGTATAGAAGAAGCAATGACTAAACTAGAAGAAAGATTAACTACAAGACTACAGGAGGCTCTGGATAACCCTCTGGTTGGAAACTAATGTTTCTCGCTATAATACTATACTGTGCAGTGCCTACAGATGTTACTTCATGTGATGTAATGGTACGAAGAGATCATTTGTTTCAAACAGAAACCCATTGTGAAAAACAGATAGTACCTATGGCAAAAGGTTTGATTGCTACAGGACACTCTGTAAAAGCTAAGTGTTTTAAATTTAATCCTTATGGAGAAGAAGTATAATGTCACCTAAGAAATTACAAGTAGATAGTAAATATGCTGTAGCCGATTCAGATGGTGATGGCATTATTACTGATGAAGAATTAGATCGTCACGAAAGATGGATTCGTTTAGAAAATGAAGACAAGATGATGGATACACAACGTACTATGGCTTGGTTAGCTATGGGTACAACAATAGTTACAGTTATAATATTACTTACACCCATTATTAACATACCTCGCATGGAATCAGCATCGGGTTTTCTTAATACATTTCTTGTAGCACAGATGGGTGTAGTACTAGGTTTCATGGGTGCTACAGCTTTAAGTAAAACTAAAACAAATCAAAATAAATAAGAGGATAAAATATATGAGAAAACTATTTATTGCAGGTGTTATTATTGCTCTGTCATCAGCTTACGCACAAGCTGAGGGTGTTGCAAGAAGTAGCATTATGTCACTAATAAAACCAGACGCATCAGTCGAATATGGATTTAAGACGAAAAAATGGTCAGGTGATGTTGGTGTTACAGCTAATGTTTCAAGACTCTCTATTAGACCTGCATTAGACTGGGGATATTCAAGTTCAGATTCTTTTAATATCTCTGGTGCATCTGTCAAAAGTACAATGGCTATAAGTGATAACTTATCTGCTTATTCAAAACTATCTTTAGACAGCGATTTTAAATATAGTGACATATCAGTTGGTGTTGCTATTACTTTTAAATAGGAGAAATAACTATGGATTGGATTACTGGAAGACTTAAAGAGCCTACAACATATCTAGCACTTGCACTTGCAGGTGTAGGAATAGGCTTTATGCTTAGTATGCCTATATTAACATGGGCAGGTATCGTAGGTGGTATCTTTGGTATCGTATTAAAAGAAAAAGGTGGGGCAGAATAATGTCATATCTCAACCGTGTACTACGTGCAATATTAGCTATGCCTTGCAACTGTTGCGATAAATGTCAGTGTAATAACTGATGTTGGGTATATTAGGAAACATAGTTGGACCAGTCGCAGGACTAGCAGGTTCTTGGATCGAAGGTAAAACAGCCGCTCAGAAAGCGAAAGCTACCAAAGATCTAAAGATTGCTACAGGAGAAATTGACTGGGATCTTGAAGCTATGAAAGCTACACAAAGCTCATGGAAAGACGAATATCTAGTTCTACTTTTGTCAGGGCCATTTATTTTATCATTCTGTGGGGATTGGGGAAGAGATATTGCAGAAGCAGGGTTTATTGCTTTAGGTCAAGCTCCTCAGTGGTACACATATTCCCTTGGTGTAGTCATAGCCGCAAGTTTTGGTATAAGATCTGCAACTAAACTATTCGGAGGAAAGAAATAATGGGATACGAATTAGGACAAAGAAGTCTACAAAATCTATCAGGTGTTAATCCAGATCTACAGGATGTAATACAAAGAGCGATAGAGATTACTGAAAGAGACTTCACTGTAATTGAGGGTGTTAGAAATATTGACAGGCAAAGAGAGCTTGTTAAGACTGGTAAAAGCACCACAATGAACTCAAGACACCTAACAGGTCATGCTGTTGATATAGCACCTTGGCCTATCTCTTGGGAATGGGAAGACTTTGACCCCATAGAGAAGGCTATGAAGAAGGCCGCAAAAGAACTTAAGGTTAGTATTGATTGGGGTGGTGACTGGAAGAGCTTTCCAGATGGACCTCACTGGGAATTAAACTGGAAAAAATACCCTTAAGAATAACATACATTTAAAATAATTAAGCCCCTATACCTTAGTTGGTACAGGGGCTTTTTTTATTGTTTATCTTTTGTCAGTGACAGAACTCTATCCATATAAAATTTTATGAGTCTGTTATTATACCATTGTGCTTTCTGTAAATCTTCTATTCCATTCTTGTATCTCCATCTATGCATATACTTGGCTATATTCCCACGTAGGTATCCTATAAACTCTTCGTCACTTAAGAAGTCTTGTATGTAGTCTATACACTCTATCTTTCCGTTTCCGTAATGAGGTGGATGATTCACATTATCCTTTTTCTTAGTGTCGGGTTTCCACTCTTTTTCAGACCATTTAGCCATACTTACTCCTTAGTTTATTCATTTAATATACTTTCTAGTATTGGTATTGGTTTGAATCTCCTTTTTCGTTTTAGTTTATATATGTAGCAGTGCTTACCCTTGGTATTTTTATAATGTGCTTCACCAAGATCAAGTGCGTTTTTTAGTCTCTGTGCAAATGGTTTTAGTTTTCCCTTATACTTTGTTCTTATTGCTTTATCGTGATAAGTCTTATCTCCGTGAACGATAACTTTTGCACCCTTTTGATGTCCTAAGTAATTAAAGTTTGATGCCTTGTATATTGTGCCAGAGTGTCCAAATTCTGCGTCTGCGTAAGATACAACTACTTTACCTGCCCAGTCTTCTGATAGTTTCTTCAAAGATCTTCCTATAAGAAAGCTCTCTGTATTTTTAGGAGTGTCATCTACACAACACAATCTTCTTAGCTCTATAACATCTTCTATACTGTCACCAAATCTTCTCCACTGGTTTGCCATTGCCAACCTACCATAAAATAAAGCACCCATCATTTTATTATCTGGATTTCTTAGACTATAACAATAATCTGCAATACAACCGTTTATAGATCTAGAGTAATGCCACTTTTCTATAAACTCTCTTATGTTAGCTCTATTCTCTCGCTGAATGTACCAACCATCAAGTGCCATACTTACTCCTTATTTCCACTAGTGGGTATTAATTATATAAGAACTATTTTAGATAATACAAGTGTCTATGAACTAATATCTACCATTTCACACACTTCTCCTGTACAAGCAAAGGTTTGACTTGATCTAGTTGTGTCCTCTACTTCAAAATCAGATAGTTTAGACCAGTCAATCTTACTAGGCATAATAGATAATAAACTTTCGTATGTATGATGCCTTTCTGTAATAGAATCGTCAAACTCAGACACAACAACTTTAAGAGGACCTTCAGCTTCTACCTCTTGATAAGGTGCTTGAACATAAGAGTGATCTACATAAGGTAAGAAAGATACACCGCTCATCTCATCAAAGTGTTTATATACAAAAGATCCTACCTCTAGCCACTCCTCTTCTTTAACACTAACTGTTATACTAGGTTTATGTTCACACCAATTCCTTTGATAAGTTAACCACAACTCTAGTTGCTCAATAGCAGTCATGTCATCTCTAAATATAGAGTTATCAGGAGACTTAACAGGAAAGCTAAATACTGTAGTATTATCTGGTTTCATTGCACAAGGCTCCGAAGGTATACCTTGCTCTACCATAAACTTAGTTAGTGGATCTTTATTGTCTCCTCTTACAGTTCTAATATAGTAAGGACTATGCCTAGCATGAATACCTGACGCACTATCAACCATTTGACTTACTGTACCACTAGGTTTTACACAAGTAGTAGCAGTAGACTGTTGTATTCCTAAAATACTAGACCACTCCTTGTTAGTGTCTATAGATACTTGCCTTAGTGTATCTAAGGTTTTATCTAGCCCTGAGTTGGCTTTAGTCATAAGTGGGTTGTCCATAATACCAGTTAAGCTGACTCCCAGAAGTCTCTCCTCTTCACAGTTATTAGCCCATACTTTACGTAAGTAAGGAAACTTGGTGTAACTAGATTGTATGGTTCCTATTATAGTAGCTATCTTAACCTTCTCGACTAATGAATTTATATCATCTGTAGCTCTAACAACTACTTCACTTAGATTACAGAACTCATGTGGTCTTAAGCTAATTTCGCTACAGGGGTTCGTTCCAAACTCAAACTCTGGGTTACGTCTACCATTACGTTTAGCTACATCCTTACAAGCCTGTCTATTAAACACACCACGTTCACCTGACTTACTTTCTACAAGAGCAAGCCACTCACGCATGAAAGTTTCCATTGCAGGTTTTTCAGTGTAACATACTGAGTTGTTAGATAAGGCTCTATAAGGTGTGCTATCATACCATGAACCTGACTTAGCGTGTCTCATTCTATCATCATCTAAGTTAGATAGTGAGATCATAGCTGAACGTCTAACACCACCTACAACAACAATCTCTCCTATCTTACACATAAGATCGTGACACTCTATAGGTGCAAGTTTCCTACCTTGTGCAGATTTAAATGTAGCTAACGTAAAGTTAAATAGATCCACGAGAGGGGCAGGTCCAGAAGCTCTACCACCAAATGTCTTGAGCCTAGCTCCAGCAGGTCTAACTAAAGATACATCCCATTGTGGTATCTCACCTGCGTATAGCAGTGCTACAACCTGTCTAAGAGCTTTAGCCCACCCCTCCTTACTATCTTTAACCTTAATAACTAAATCACTTTCTTGTAGTTCTGGTATCTCAGGTAGTTTGTTTACGAAGTCAATTTCTACAGAAAACCCTACGCCTGTACCACAAAGAAGTATATACATAGCTTCATCAAACGCTTTAGGGTCATCTACTGGTAGATAACTACAGTTATACATACAAGTGTTGTCTCTGTTAGCGGCAGTACCTGCTGTCATTAAAGCTCTCATAGATGGCATTACATCTAAATTAAGAATCATCTCCTCTATCTTTTTTATCTCTGGGTGTGATGCACTTAGTTTAGGTAATATAACATTAGACATATACCTACTTACTGTCTCAGGCCAAGTCTCCCTTCTGTTTTCATCTTCTAACCATCTAGCATATCTTGATGTGTGTATAAATGCTTGGTAATCTGTTGGTAAGTAGTTGTTCATTTTTTGCCCCTTTGCACTCTATCTTCATCTAACCATATCATCTTATCTATATCACCTCTGTGTATTCCTATATCTCTAAGCTCTCTATCACTCAGCCTATTTAAAGATTTAATAGTTTCCCTGTGAGTTCTCCAATGTTTTAAATAATTAAAATACCTTACAACTATACTATCTTTCATCTCCAGACCCTCCAAGAACACCTCTAGTTAATCTACTATTTAATTTATCAATATTAGCTTTAGCAACATCTGACATATTTATATTTAAGTCACTACATACTGCTGACATATACCACAAAACATCACCTAACTCCT